CTTTTTGTTTTTTACTATGAATTAAAATGTCTAAAAATTTTGAAAGTAATTCTAAAGATTCAATTCCCAACCAAGATTTCTGGGAAACTGATGGTATTAGTTTGACTGGACATCCTAACACATCTCCAGATTCGATTATTTTTGGATCTAGATTGCCAGGTGGACTGGGAGATGATCATTTAACTTTAAACCCAAACATTTTTAATATTAAAATGCCTGAAGATACTAACAAAAACGGTTTCTGGAAATACGAAGAGGATAAGACTCTAAAAGAAGTTGAGCAATATCTTTCCAGTACTTATCATTCACACTACACTTCTGAACAATCCAAAACTCAAACTCTTGATCTGATTGAGAGTATTGGCGATGCAGAAGCATTTACCCGTTCTAATGCTATCAAATATCTCTCTCGATTTGGTAAGAAAAATGGCAAATACAAGATGGACATTCTGAAAGCAATTCATTATTGTGTTCTTCTTTATCATTTTGCTGGACTTCACAAAAAACCCACTAACGACTATCCTTATTGATCATGAAACTTTCTGATAATACCCTAACTGTTCTTAAAAACTTTGCTGGCATTAATAACTCCATTCTTGTTAAGCAAGGTAACAAACTCCGCACGATCTCTGTAGCAAAAAACATTCTTGCTGAAGCAGATATTACAGAAGAGTTTCCCCGTGAGTTTGCAATTTATGATCTTAACCAGTTTCTGAATGGTCTTGGACTTCATCAAGACCCTGACCTTGACTTTGGTGAAGACTCTTATTTGAGCATTAAAGAAGGTAAGCGTCGCGTGAAGTATTTCTTTGCAGACCCTAATGTTATTATTTCTCCCCCAGACAAAGAAATTAAACTTCCTTCTAAAGATGTTTGTTTCCAACTGGACAGCACTTCTCTAGAGAAACTGGTCAAAGCAGCAGCAGTTTATCAACTTCCAGACCTTTCTGCGATTGGTGAAGCGGGTGTAATCAAACTGGTGGTTCGTGATAAGAAGAATGATACTTCTAACGAATATGCCATCGTGGTTGGTGAGACTGACTCTGAGTTTGTATTCAACTTCAAGGTAGAAAACATCAAGATTATTCCTGGTGCTTATGATGTAGTTGTGTCTTCTAAACTTTTGTCTCAGTTCACGAATACTAAGTATAACCTGAAGTATTATATTGCTCTGGAACCCGACTCTACTTTTGGATAATGGAATTTCTACTTTATTTGACGCCAATTGGTCAAGAACTAATTAGCAAAATTATGATGAAAAACTACAGAGTTGTGGAAAATGTAGCGTATTGTAGAAACAAACAAATTTTCGGAGGAATTGATGGTTCTCGTTTTGTAATTTGTACAAATAATATTAAGAACACAATCAGTCCCGTAAATCATTATGTAAATGAAACTGTTTATCATGAAGCAGTTCACGTTGTTCAAGCGTGTAAGCGGGGACCTCTTAAAATTGCAGATGCCACATTAGACCAATATAAATTGAATGATGTTGCTAATTCTTTGAAGGTAAGTAAAAAATCTTATCCAGTTTATGAAACAGAAGCATACTATCTGGAAGATAAACCGGAAAGGGTGTTATACTATATGAAAAAGTATTGTTTCTGATGAATATCTTCGTCACATCTCCTTGGCCTGCAGAAAGTGCCGTCTGTCTCCCCGATAAACACATTGTCAAGATGCCTCTGGAGTGCTGTCAAATGCTCTCCATTGTTGCCTCTGAAAAATGGGGTCATAACTACGGCACTCTGCCCAAGACTGATGGCAGTCCCTACAGAACTGAAAAGGGTGCGTTTCGTAATCATCCCTGCACCAAATGGGCAATGGATAGTATCCACAATGCCTACTGGTTGATTAAATGGGGTATGAACTTGTGTGATGAGTATACATTACGTTATAATAAGACTCACTCCTGCTATAATCCTCTTGTACACGCTTATTATATTTTCCCCAAAGGGAAGATTACTGATGTGACTCCATTCGCTCGTGCAATGCCCGAAGAATGGAAATATGATGATAACATTGATACCTTTACCGCTTATAAAAGGTACATTGCCTCAAAACCTTGGGTGAAGGATAATTACCTTCGTATGCCCCAACGTAAACCTGATTGGATTTGATTATGATTGGCAATGAATATGAATGTATTCACGATGAAACGGTTTGGGTGATTAAAATTGGTAATGAATATTTTTATCAACCAAATCAAGGGTCTTTAATTTGTGGTGATTATCTTCATTCCGCACAAAAATATAAATCTCCCAAAAAAGCATTAAAAGAATTTACTAAGGTTCTTAATTATGTTGATGGTGGGCATAGAATTGTGTATGATGTAATTCAAGTTTGTCATCGTAATGTTTATTACACTTTGAACTGATTAAATTATGAATAGTGATTTTATTTGGGTTGAGAAGTATCGACCCAAGACTATTGAAGATTGTATTCTCCCAGAGTCTACTAAGACTATGTTTCGGGAGTTTCTAAATAAAGGTGAAATTCCAAATATGCTTCTTGCTGGTCCTCCTGGTATCGGTAAGACTACAGTTGCTAAAGCACTCTGCAATGAATTGGGGGTAGATGTTTATGTCATTAATGGATCCGACGAGGGTAGATTCCTTGATACTGTCCGAAACAATGCGAAAAACTTTGCTTCGACCGTATCGCTTTCGTCAGATGCTAAACACAAAGTCGTCATCATTGATGAGGCAGATAACACAGGGAACGACGTACAACTCCTCCTACGGGCGTTTATTGAGGAGTTTGCTGGAAATTGTCGATTTATCTTCACCTGCAACTACAAAAACAAAATCATCGAACCACTCCATTCTCGATGTGCAGTCATTGACTTTGGAATCAAAGGAAAAGAAAAACCCTCATTGGCAGGATCCTTCTTCAAGCGTCTACAAAACATCTTGGATGCGGAAGGCGTCCGATATGATCCGAAAGTCCTTGCAGAACTCATCAATAAGCACTTCCCAGATTGGAGACGAGTCCTCAATGAATGTCAAAGGTATTCGGTGGGGGGAGAAATTGACTCGGGCATTCTTGCATCTTTCTCAGACATCTCTGTAAATGAACTGGTTAAGAATCTCAAAGATAAGAACTTTCCCGAAGTTAGGAAGTGGGTGGTCTCCAACTTGGACAACGATGCTTCTCATCTACTTCGCAGGATTTATGACTCCTGTTATGATTGCCTTTCACCCCAATCTATTCCTGCTGCCGTTCTTGTTATTGCTAAGTATCAATATCAATGTGCGTTCGTGGCTGACCAGGAGATAAATCTTCTTGCCGCTCTTACAGAAATTATGGTGGAGTGTGAGTTTCGATGAGTTTATATAAAATTGATAAGGTATCTCTTTATGAGGTGCCGGTTAAAACTACACCACAAAATGTAAAAGAAGCAAATGAAGGTTTGTTTCGTGCTACACTAAATCTTCCTGCTGCCGCAAAGCATTGTGGTATGACCAAGAAAGAAATGAAACTCACCTTTAGAGAGTATTTAAAGTATCATCCCAAAGATTATGAAGTCTCTTAAAACTTGTTTAAGGTATCCGGGTGGAAAGTCCCGTGCCTGCGTCAAGATGGACCCCTACTTTCCAGATTTTCGCAACTATGATGAGTTCCGAGAACCATTTCTTGGTGGGGGAAGTGTTGCGATTCATATCACCAAGAAATATCCTTACCTAGATATTTGGGTAAATGATTTGTATGAACCTCTTGTAAACTTCTGGCAACAACTCCAGATGTTTGGATATGATTTAAAAAGTGAATTGGTAGATTTAAAAACAACAAATAATACACCAGAACTTGCAAGAGAACTTTTTATAAAATCAAAGGAGAATATTAATGATGAGTCTGAATCGAACTTTAATCGTGCTGTCAGTTTCTATATTGTTAATAAATGTTCTTTTAGTGGTCTTACCGAAAGTTCATCTTTTTCTGAGCAAGCAAGTAACTCTAATTTCTCTTTGAGAGGAATCTACAAATTGCCCGAGTATTCCAAGTTAATTGCTAAGTGGCGTATAACTAACTATTCCTATGATTATCTGATGGATGGAAACAAGAGTGCTTTTATGTATCTTGATCCTCCTTATGACATTAAGGATAATCTCTATGGGAGAAAGGGATCAATGCACAAAGGATTTGATCACGATAAGTTTGCTTCTGATTGTGATGCTAATAGTATGGACCAATTGGTAAGTTATAATTCAGACCAACTTGTAAAGGATAGGTTTAAGAACTGGAACGCTGCTGAGTTTGATCTCACTTATACGATGCGTTCTGTTGGTGAATATATGCGAGAGCAAAAACAACGTAAAGAACTACTGCTTTTTAATTATGGAATTGAAGGACTGGTTAAACTCGATCAATCAAACTAAGCAACATTTGATTGATGAAGATCCTTCACTTGAGAAGGAATATGCACCTTATATTATCAATCGTTGTCTTTCTGGACACATTGATTGTGTGATGTATGCTAATGAAATGAATCGCTATCATTCTCTTCCGAAGAAACTTCAGTATGACTTTTTTATAAATAGTCTGAGGAAAAAGAAGAGATTTTCTCCCTGGCTCCGACAAGATAAAATCAAAGACCTTGATTATGTCAAACGTTATTATGGTTATAGTAATGAGAAGGCAAAACAAGCTTTGAAGATTCTAACAAACGAACAACTTACTTTTATTAAATCGAAATTTGAAACTGGAGGAACAAAATGAGTGTCGTTCAAGAACCTGAAGTGAAGTGGACGCCCGACCAAATGGTGGAAGTGATTCTCAATGAACCCGATGACTTTCTTAAGGTTCGTGAAACTTTGACCCGTATCGGAGTAGCTTCAAGAAAAGAAAAGAAAATCTATCAGTCTTGCCATATTCTGCATAAGCAAGGCAGATATTATCTCGTTCACTTTAAGGAACTGTTTGCTCTTGATGGCAAACACGCAAACTTAACTGTGAATGATGTTCAACGTCGTAATCGCATTGCCCAACTTCTTGCTGATTGGGGTCTAATTACAATTGTTGACGTTACTAAGATTCAGGACATTGCACCACTGAACCAGATTAAGGTTCTCGCTTACAAAGACAAGGGTGACTGGATTCTGGAAACTAAGTATAATATTGGTGCTAAGAAGAAAAAGGTAGAGGATACCGAATGATTTTGTGGGGAGTTCAACACTCCCTTTTTTTATGTTTCTTGTATAATTAGATATGGATGCCGAAAGGGTCCACAAAACACAAACTCGCTTTAAAGGAGCTACCATAATGACTAACCTTTCAAGGTATACTGCTGCGGATTTGCCTGCCTTAATGGATAGGATTACTCGGCATAGTATTGGAATGGATGAGTATTTTGACCGTCTATTCAATCTTCACGAAACTAATTCAAATTACCCACCTTATAATTTGGTTCAAGTTAGTAATGTTGAATCCCGTCTAGAAATCGCACTTGCAGGATTTAAGAAATCGGAAGTTAATGTTTTTACTGAGTATGGGAAACTTTTTGTAGAAGGACAAAAAGAAGACAAAGAAACCGATACTCAATATGTTCATAAAGGTCTTGCTCAAAGAAGTTTCAAGAGAGCGTGGACAATCGCAGATGACACTGAAGTCAAAGATGTAATTTTTGAAGATGGGTTGCTTTCAATTCAGTTGAGAAAGATTGTTCCCCAGCATCATCAGCGAAAAGACTATCTCTAAATAGTACTGAATATCGTTGCCGCAAGGGGAGCAACTGGCAAAATCCAGTTGACGCTCCCCCATTTTTTTGCTATAATGTGTTGAAGGGGTGAGATAAAAATGTCAATCAAACTTGCACTATTAAAATCTGGTGAGACAGTTATTTCCGATCTTAAGGAAATTGTTTCTGATGAAAAACCTTGTGGTTATATTTTCAATAAACCATATAAGGTTCTTACAGAAAGGTCTATTCTTTTAACTGAGAATGTAGATTATGATGCTAAAATTGAAGTATCTTTGTCGTCGTGGATTCTTCTGACGCAAGATGAACAAATTTTAGTTCCGTTAGATTGGGTTGTAACGATTGTTGAACCACTTAATTCGGTTAAAGACCTTTATGAGGAAAGAGTAAATGGAAAAAACAATTAAGTGCCTTTTGTTAAAGGTTGATAATGTAATTGTTACAGAGATTGTTGAAGTTGGTTCTGAACTTGGAGAACCTGATTGCAAACTTATCAATCCATATAGAATTGATGTTGAGGGGAATCTAACTCCTTGGCCAGATGTGACTGATCAAAGAGAAATGATGATTCACTCTGATAGTATTCTTACAATTGTAGATCCAAAAGAAGAAATTATTGAAAAGTATCTTGAATTAACTGCCTGATGAGATTTTACACCAATGTGCAGATGGTCGGGGATCACTTCTTGGTTCGTGGTTATGAAAATGGTAAACATTTCATGACTCGTGAGAAGTTTTACCCGACTCTTTTTGTCCCTTCAAAAAAGAAAACTAAATATCAAACTTTAACTGGAGAGTATGTAGAAGAAGTTAATCCCGGAACGGTAAGGGAATGTCGTGATTTTGTTAAAAGGTATGATGGAGTAGAAAACTTCAAGATTTATGGAAACACTGGATACATCTATCAATATATCTCTGAAATGTATCCGGAAGAAGAAATCAAGTTTGATATTGGTAAAATTAAAGTAACCACACTTGACATTGAGGTTGCATCTGAAAATGGATTTCCTGATGTAGAATCTGCATCTGAAGAAGTTTTATTGATTACAATTCAGGACTATTCTTCGAAACAGATTCGTACTTGGGGCGTCGGTCCGTTTCAAAATAAACAAAAGAATGTCATTTATAAGTCCTTTCAAACTGAGAGGGATTTATTAAACGACTTTATTAACTGGTGGATGGTTGAGGATAATACACCAGAAGTTATAACTGGATGGAATATTGAATTGTACGATATTCCATACCTTGTTCGTCGCCTTGATAGGATTTTTGGTGAAAAACTAATGAAACGTATGTCTCCTTGGGGTCTTGTGACTGAAAGTGAGATTTATATTTCTGGTCGTAAACACATTTCCTATGATGTTGGAGGTATCACTCAACTTGACTATTTGAATCTTTATAAGAAATTTACTTATAAAGCACAGGAATCTTATCGTCTTGATTATATTGCTCAGGTTGAACTTGGTCAGAAAAAACTTGACCACTCTGAGTTTGATACTTTTAAAGATTTCTACACTAAAGGTTGGCAGAAGTTTGTAGAATATAACATCATTGACGTGGAACTTGTTGACCGAATGGAAGATAAGATGAAATTGATTGAACTTGCAATTACGATGGCATATGACGCAAAAGCAAATTATGCTGATGTGTTTTCGCAGGTTAGGATGTGGGATACGATTATTTACAATTATCTTAAAGAAAGAAATATTGTCATTCCTCCTAAAGAACGTTCTGATAAAGATTCAAAATATGCAGGTGCTTATGTAAAAGAACCTATTCCGGGAATGTATGATTGGGTTGTGTCTTTTGACCTTAAC